TCGATATGTTTGGGGCATTCATCGCAAACGCTGCAGAAATTCGGAGGAAAGTATAATGGGTGTAATGAAGGACAAGATGTTTGATGACATGGAGAATGATCCTGACCACAACGAAAAGGCGTGGGAGCGAGAGGCTCGTGAGGATGACGTTGGGTTTAAAGAACCAAAGGATAAACTAGAGGAGCTTACTAATATTCCTAGCCATAGTAACGAGGCTGAGGAAGAAGAGAAGAAAAAATTTGGTTCAAGGGGAGACAAGTAATGGGTGCGGTAGCAAATAAAAAAAGTGCAGAGTTAAGCACAGACGTAATGGACGATATCTTTGCCACAGCGGGGGAAGGTGCCTCGTTTGACAGTAGCGAGATGCAGATACCGTTTGTCCGGTTACTTCAGGCTATGTCTCCACAGTTAAACAAGCGCAACGCGGAGCACATTGAAGGCTCTCAGCAGGGTGATGCGTTTAACAATGTGACATTCCAGATATGGGAGGGCGAGAAAGGTATACAGGTTATTCCCTGCTATCAGTGTACCAAATACCTAGAGTTCGTGCCGCGTGACTTGGGAGGCGGGTTCAAAGGAGAGATTGCCGCCACTGATCCGGTACTGACCAAGACAACACGGTCAGGCTCCAAGGAGATGCTACCCAACGGCAATGAACTGGTGAAATCTGACCAACACTTTGTGTTGATTGTCGAGGAAGACGGTTCTTATCAACCTGCGGTAGTAGATATGAAATCCACTGCCCTTAAAGTAAGCCGCCGTTGGAAAACACAGATCGCCATGCAGAAAGTCAAGCATCCTAAGACGGGTGCGATGGTTACTCCTGCGGTCTTTGCCACGATCTGGCGTCTCCGATCTGTTGAGGAGAGTAATGATCAGGGTACATGGAACAACTGGGCTATTGAAAAGGTCGGGTTGGTCAAAGAGAAAGACCAGTTGCAAGAAGCCATGCTGTTTAGGCGGTCGGTTGCAGCGGGTGAGGTTAAAGCAGCATCAGAGGTTGAAACCTCCAAGCCAGCCTCTGCAGAACGGAATGACGAAATCCCGTTTTAATCTGCTTTAGGGGGGCGCGGGTCAGGTTTCGCACTGCGAGGCTCCCCCCACTTTCTCAGGGATTATTGTAATGACACAAGCTAGTAGGATGCTGGCTATCTTCGCTGGTTCGCGGATAGCATATGGCTCTACAAAAATAAAACGTGTGGGCCGGAACGGTAAAACGGAAGCCGACAGTTGGATTGTGCGTGATCCGCTGACCGAGGAAGCTATGCAAAAACATTTGGATGGATCGTTAGGTGTTGGGTCCATACCGATAGACGAGGAGAATGCCTGCCGTTTCGGGTGCATTGACATTGATGTTTACGATCTGGATCACAAGCAGCTTCAGCAAAAGATTACGCAATTAAAGTTCCCGTTGTCTCACTGCCGTTCTAAGTCTGGCGGAGCGCACCTCTATCTGTTTCTTAATCAGAAAGAGTCGGCGGCGGTGGTTCGAGAGTTCCTGACCGAGATGTCTATTGCTTTGGGGTTCTCAGGTTCAGAGATTTTCCCCAAGCAGGACACAATATTATCCGATCAGGGAGATGTGGGTAACTTTATTAACCTGCCGTACTTCAAGGCGGATGAGACGCTTCGGTACTGCTTTGATAGCAACGTCGAAGCGTTTGAGTTGGATGATTTTTTGGATCATGCGGAGAAGACCGAGACCACGCTAGATGATCTGGAAGCTTTAAGACTTGGGGGCAAGGAAGAGTTCTTTGATGGACCGCCATGCCTACAGCACATCTGTTCGCAGGGTGCAATCTCAAGTGATAGAAACTCCACGCTGTTCAACTGTGGAGTGTACTGCCGTAAGAAGTGGGCGGATGATTGGGTCGAGAAGCTAGAAGAGATGAACCGAAACCTTACGGCCTCTCCGCTTCCTGCTTCTGAGATATCTGCGCTGCAGAAATCGGTGGGCAAGAAGGATTATTTCTACACCTGTAAGCAAGAGCCTATCAAAAGCTACTGTGATCCGGACGTATGCCGCACCAGAAAGTACGGTGTGGGTGATGACGTACCGGATTCGCCAAAGCTAGGCGGTCTTGTGACCATGTTGTCGGAGCCAAGGCTACACTTCTTGGACGTTACAGGGCGGCGGGTGCAACTATCAACGGAGCAGCTACAAAACCAGACGCTGTTTCAACGGGCATGCATGGATCAGCTAAGTGTCATGCCTCCTACCATGCGTCCGGCAAGGTGGCAGATGCTTATCTCTGCGCTCATGACAAACTCTACAAGGATAGAGGTGCCAGAAGAACTGACCTACTCAGGCCAGTTTAAAGACCACCTACGCATGTACTGCACCAGTAGGATACGGGCCGTGCAAGCGGAGGAGATAACACATGGGAAGCCGTGGACCGAGGGCGGGTTTACCTCGTTCATGATCTCGGGTCTCATGGATTATTTGCACAATCGTAACTTCAGTCAGTACACAAGAGCCGAGGTTACGGAAGCATTAAAGAAGCTGAACGGGGGCAAGGACGCCGAGTATGTCCTGAACTATCGCAAGGCTGACGGGAAGAGAACAACGGCGCGTGTCTGGCGTGTGCCTGCGTTCGAGGAAACGGATGTAGAACTAGATGTAAAGGAGATTCCAAATGACATCCCCTTCTAACCGTTTGTTAAGGGTGTCCGAGGTCGCAAAGCTTTTGGGAGTATCGACCTCAACGCTCTACAAGTGGGTGAAACAGGGCCAATTTCCACGGCCCATAATGCTTGGACCGATGAAACCCAAGCAGCGACAGACCAAGCGTTGGGTTCTGAGCGAAGTGGAACAATGGGTAAACGAAAGGGCTAGGGAAGATGATTACGAATAGTGAACTGATACTGGGACCGCCCGGAACTGGGAAAACACACACGTTGATGGAGCGGGTGAACGATTACTTTGAGGAGGGCGGTGCGCCTCATAGGTTTGCGTTTGTTTCATTCACTCGCAAGTCCATTCAGGAGGCTATGGAACGGGCTTGTCTGAAGTTTAACCTCAAGCCTAAAGAGTTGCCGCACTGCAGGACGTTGCATGCCACGGCGTTCCACGGTCTTGGGCTACAGACCTCCGATGTTATGGGGGCTGATGATTACAGGAAGCTGTCAGGTCTCCTACGTCTTGACCTACTGGCGAGAGACGGGGTTGATGCGGCGGACGGGTTAATCAAGACAACACTGTCGGGGTCAGGCGCTCAGTACCTAAACATAATCGACCGAGCGCGGTCTCGTCTGCTCTCACTTGAAGAGGAGTTCAACGACTCGGGAAACTATGGCCTAGCATTTTCCAAGCTGGTGAATGTGGAAGCCACGCTGACTAAGTACAAGACGCAGGAAGCAAAGCTAGATTTCGGGGATTTTATTTCACGGTATGTGGAGATTGTTAATCCTCCGGAGCTAGACGTATTGATTGTGGACGAGGCTCAAGATTTAACGCCGTCACAGTGGCAGATGGTTGCGAAGATGTCCGAGAGCGCTACGCGAACTATCATTGCGGGAGATGACGATCAGGCTATCCATGAGTGGACGGGCGTAAAGGTAGAAGACTTCCTGAGCTGCTCGGACAAACGGGTTGTATTGAGCCAGTCCTACAGGATGCCGCAGGCTGTTCACAATCTGTCTCAGATGATTGTAAAGCGGATAGATAACCGCATTGTAAAAGAGTTTGAGCCAACGGACAGAGAAGGCTCCATTCGATACCATGTAAACATTGAGACGGTGCCCTTGGACACAGGTTCGTGGACCTTGATGGCTCGTACTAATTCCTATGCATGGGAGTTGGCAAAGCAGGTTCGAGCGTATGGATACCTGTATAGTTTTCGAGGACGGGGGAGCGTAAGCGAAGCGGTTGCCGATGGCCTAGACGTATGGCGGAAGCTGCAAGCTGGGGAGCGTGTTAGTCTTGCGCGGATCAAGGACCTATACAAGAACGTCCCGAAGATGGGGGACTATCGGGTGGTCAAGCGGGGGGCGGTTGGTTTGTTGGAAGCGGCAGCGGATGACGCGATGCTTTCTTATGACGATCTTGTGTTAGAGTTTGGCATGGTCGCTCCTCTAAATCGTCCGGCTTCGGACGTAATGAACCTTGGCAACGAGGACAGGCTATACATAGAGTCGCTTGAGGCACGGGGGGAGAACATCTCTGATACACCTCGTATTAAAATCTCAACCATCCACGCGATGAAGGGCGGGGAGGACGAGAACTGCATGGTGTATTTGGGTTCAACGAAGGCGTGTGAGGAGTCTAAGAACCCAGACGCGGAGCATCGGGTGTTTTATGTTGCGGTGACTAGGACCAAAGAGAACTTGCACATTCTGGAATCCGACAAGCGGTACAGGTACAAGCTATGAAAAGAGATGAGGTGCTAGACAAAGCCAAGTCTCTGATCTCTGGTGACAGGCAGGAGGACTACGGGGATGCAACACAATCGTTCATGGCGATTGCGGGTGGGTGGAACATCATTGTTTCTAGGGCAATTAAACAGAACGGGAAGTTTGCACCTCTTAGTGCCGCGCATGTAGCGTTAATGATGGATTGGTTGAAAACAACACGGCTGCTCAATGACACGTCACATCAGGACTCGTGGGTGGACAAGGCAGGTTACAGCGCACTGGGCGCAGAGATAGGTTTATCAAATGGCGAAAAAAGATAAGACGATTAGTTTCATTGAGCGCATGGAAATGGATAACCTTGATCCCGATTGGAATATCCCTTGCGAGTTCCCTGACCTGACGGGCTACAAAGAAATAGCCGTGGACCTTGAGACAAGAGACCCGAACCTCACCACCCTTGGCCCCGGATGGGCTAGGGGTGACGGAAATGTTGTGGGCATTGCGGTAGCAGCGGGGGATTACTCAGGGTACTTTCCTATCCGGCACCAGAACGGACACAATCTTGATCCGAAGGTCACGCTGCGCTGGTTTAAGAAGCAGATGGCTACACCTCGCATTGATAAGATTATGCACAATGCAACCTATGACGCAGGTTGGCTATACGCGGAAGGCATAGAGGTGCAGGGTC